GCGGGCATTCCTCGCCACGCCGCCCGCCCTCACCCGCCGGAGCCTTGTGCGCCGCGCCAAGGCGCTGATGTGTTGGAGCGGCCGCCCCTGCGCCGTGTACGACCATGGCGACCAACTCGAGCTCCGCCCGCGCTGCTCCAGCGTTGTCATGTTCATCACCTACGCGGGGCAGGCATGATAGTGACGCGCTGCATTGCTCCACCCGTGCCCACGCGGCAATGGGACTGGGTGGCGTTCGTCCAGGGCGACGAGGAAGCCAACGGCCCCACCGGGCGTGGCCCCACCGAGGCCGAAGCCCTGCTCGACTTGTGCGAGCAGCTAGCCCAGCGAGTTGCTGAGGGTAGAGAATGACCTACGCTGGCAAGTACCGCAGCGCGGGGTTCCGCCCCCGGGACGTACCCGCCACCGCAGTGGTGACTAAGCCGTTGCTCCGGGTAACTGAGCGCCCCGCGAGCCTCCAGGCGGCTGACACTACCTACGCTCCACGCCCCACGCCGGACAGGTACACGGGCACAGAGTGCATCGGCATCGCGGCCATGCACAAGTCCAACCTAGTGCCAGTGTTCACCCCCGCGCAGGCGGTTGACGCTGCCTCCATGCGGAGAGGGTGACACCACCATGTTGCTTGAAACACGCATTTGCGGCATCCCCTGCCGTGTGGACGCCACCGTGCTTGTAGTGCCCGGGCGCATGAGCTGGAACGCCCCTAGTGACCTTGACTACTGGGGCTACACCGAGATTGACTTTACGGTGCTTGACCGGCGCGGCCGCCCCGCCCCCTGGCTGGAGCGGAAGATGACGGACTATGACCGTGAGCGGCTGGAGGAGGAGCTGCTCAACGCCCACACCAACTACGACCCGTACTAGGTGTTTACCCCTATTGTGCAGACTAATCAACACTGCACAATGGCTTTGCCTGCAAGGTGCAGGCGTTCTAGTTTCAACCTGAGGAGTTTGCTGATATGCGAGTTTACCTTGACCTGGGCTACGACTGCCGCGCTGCCGTGGACCTTACCCCCGCTGAGCTTGACACCCTTACCAAGGTGCTGGACCGTGCCCGCCCCGTGAGCGGCTGGTGGCACGGAGATGCCGAGCTCAAGCTGGCCGAGAAGCGCAGCGTAGAGTACAACGTCCGCGTGGTGCCTGCCAGCGTCAAACTGGTGGAGTACGTGGCTGAGCAACCCACCACCACGGAGGCTTGAGATGGGCGACCGTGTACTGATGCAGTGCCACTCAGCCAAGAGTGGCAGATTCGGCCCCGTGGTGTATTGCCACTGGCTGGGGGACAAAGCACCGCAGATTGTCAACCAGCTGATTAACCGCATGCGTGGCCGCAGCGGAGACGTTGACTGCACCAGCGCTCGGCTGGTGCAGGAATGTACGCTAGCGCAAGCTGACCCTGCCACCTGCATGGGCATTGGCGTGTGGAACAGTGACCACCTGCTCACCGCCAAGGACAGCCACGGGGACGCTGGCTGCGTCCTGATTGACGTGGACAACTGGGCTATCACCTACGTGGGAGGATACCTGGAGCATGACGGCTTGTTGAAGTCCACAGAGCAGCAAGCACAGGACGCTTTGTATGCCCACATGGCTACTACCCCCTTAGTGGGGGCAAATTAACGCCACCACGGGGCACCTGACGTGTCTGCTGGGCAACCCGTAACCCCCGCGCCCCGTGCGCTGGCTCTGGTTGCCCAGCTACGGTGGATTTACAGCACGTCCACCGCAGTGCACGCCCCTCTAGTGCTAGAGGCCCTTACCATACTAGAGCAAGCAGTGAAAGACGAGACAACAACCTACCTCTTCGACGACGGCACAGAGCCTACCGTCCGTCGCCTACCCAAGGGCTGTGACCAGCAGGGCCGCTTTCCCGAGGCAGCGGAAGCTGCAACAGAAGTGGGCGCTGATGATGCCCCCGTGGGTATTGGTTCCATCGTCCTGAGGAGCGTGAAGGCCATCATCATTGTCGGCGTGATTGCTTTTCTTGTGGGGGTGTTGGCATGACTGAGAAGAGTGAAGCCCTGCGGCTGGCTGATGCGTTAGAAGTGTCGATTAGTGATGCATGGCACAAAGAAGCCGCCACCGAACTGCGCCGCCTTCATGCGGAGAACGAGAAATTCCGCAAGCACATTGAGGGCCAGAACACTGAGCTGGACAAACTGATTCCTATGGCTGAAAGGCTTGAGGCCCAGCGCGATGCGATGCTGGAGGCGTTGAAAAGCACAGGCCTGTTTCTGCACCACTGCTGGTGCGATGTGCAGATGAACGACTACTCGTTCGAGAAGCTGAATCAGCAAATGCAGATCGTTGACGCTGCCATTAAGTCGGTGGAGGAGGGGAAATGAGCGACTACGGGGATTTGTGCCGCGATCTACGCAGCTCCAAGCGTGAACACCGCCTCAAGCATGGAGTGCTCTGCCCCGAGTGCAAACGCGTTCGACCCAAAGCGCACCCCACGATCTTGCTGCCGCAGCAGCGGTGCAAGGTGGACGGCTACCGCGATCCCCGCCCGCGTGGCGAGACTTACTTTGACGCCATCAAGGCGGTGGAGGAAAACACATGACCCCGACAAACAAGCTGCGCTTTGTGGAGCGCGAAGTGCCTTGCGGAGACGGCTATTCCAAGACCATCCGCGTTCTTCAGCAGTGGTGGGAGCCGCCTTATCCTGGCCCTGCTATTCCGGGCGAATGGCGGGACGTACCGCTGGAGGAAGAAGTATGAACGAGACAGACCGTGAACTGCTTGAGGCCGCTGCGAAGGCGGCTGGGATTTACTACTGGATTGACGCCGACGCTGTTGTTACGCACAGCGACACGCCCGGTTCAACGCGGGAATGGAACCCACTCACCGACGACGGCGATGCGCTGCGGCTGGCGGTGAAGTTGCGGCTTATGCCGGTCATTGAGGAATGGTCTGACGGGCTGCGGGTATTCGTGCCATCGCATCTTGATGGCGTCGAGCGTTTGTCCGGCGACCCCCTCGCCGCCACCCGCCGCGCCATCGTCAGGGCTGCGGCTGAGATTGGAAGGAGCATGAAATGATCACCCTACAGGAAGCCCTCCACGTTGTCCCGCTCAACGACCTGCGTGAACACGTTGCCAGCAAGAACTGCTGGTGCAAGCCGACCGAAGACGATCAAGTCGATGACGTTTGGATTCATCACTCGATGGATCAACGAGAGCAATACGAAGAAGGAAGGAACATGACATGACCAAGATCACAATTGACCGCGCCGTGGTGGAGCAGGCGCTGGAGGCGTTGGAGCTACTGCAAAACGCCATCTACAACATTGGGGGTGAACACGTCACCGGATGGGGCTATGCGAACGATGCTGCTGATTCAGCCGAGAAGCCAATCACCACCCTCAAGGCCGCGCTGGTAGAGCCGCAGGAGCCGGGGTTTTGGGGGCGTGTTGCGGCACGACAGGCCAGCAGGATCAAGCAACTTGAAACCACCGGCCAGCAGACGCTGGAGGCGTTGGAGAATTTTGGAATGAAGCACTACGAGAACACTGGCGAAGTGCTGCACAGAGACGTTTACGAAGCCCTCAAGGCCGCGCTGGCAGAGCCACAGAATCCTTGCAACCCTTCGTGCGCTCCGGGCTACTGCTACTGTGAGCCGGTGCATGGGGTCAAAGAGTGAGCATCGTCACCCACGTCGCCGTCTTCTTCGCCCGCAACCCTGACGAAGAATTGACTGCTCACGACATCGGCATCAAATGGGGCATGAAACCCAACAACATCGGCCACTCGCTGAAGTACGCCGAGCAATCAGGCTGGGTCAAGCGCACCAAGCGCACCGACCCCGGCGCGCGATACAAGTACCACTGGGTCTACACCGCTGGCCCGCTGTTACTCAAGCAAGTTGAAAAGTCCCGCAGCGCACCCTAGGGTAAACCCCTATGGCACGGGTAAGTCAAAAGCGCAAAATAGCTATGCTGCCGCAGTGGCAGTAGTCCTAGTTAACCAAGAAGGAAAGTTACATCATGCGTCCCATTCTCACCTCTCCGCGCGTGCTGCGCACCGGCCAGCCGCTGACGTTGGCAGGCATCCAGCAAGTGTGCCCTGCGGTGTTTGCCCCTCAAGCGCACGCAAGCCGGGGGCCTAAGTACCTGTACGTGCCCACAATCGAGCCCCTCAACGCCCTGTTGGACAGTGGCTGGGGCGTGTACGAGGCCAGCCAACAACGCGCCCGCGCCGCCGACCGTGACCCCTACACCAAGCACATGCTCCGCCTGCGGAAGCTCGAGCACTTTGACAGTACGCAGGTGCTGCGGGACGGAGTGCCGGAGGTAATCCTCATCAACGCACACGACGGCACCGCCGCCTATCACTTGCGGGCAGGATTCTTCCGCTTTGTGTGCAGCAACGGGTTGATTGTTGGCAACCAGATTGCCGGGTTTAAGATCCGCCACACGGTAACCAGCCAAACCACCAGCGAGGTTATTGACGGCTGCACCCGCGTAGTGACGGAGAGCTTCCCCGTAATGCTCGACAACATGGACCGCTTTAAGAGCATCCACCTATTGCCCGAGCAGCAGTACCGGCTGGCTAATGTGGGCATCAAGCTGCGGTATGGCACCACGCTACCGAAGTTTACCGTGCAGGACGTACTTACCTGCCGCCGCCCCGAAGACGAGGAGCCTACCCTGTGGAACATCTACAACCGCGTGCAGGAGAACGTGGTGTACGGCGGCTGGGAACAGCGCAGCCGTGGATACAACCGACGCACCACCGTGCGTGGCGTTGAGCGTGTAAGCGCCGTAGCTGGCATCAACGCTGGGTTGTGGGACGCCGCTACCACCCTGGCTGACGAGCTTGCTTGATGCCCACCCACCTGTACGAGTACGCTGGCGTTACCCTGAGTGTTGAGTATACGGTGGATGCAGCGGATAGCATCCCCACACTCAGCGCCGCCCGGGTGTTAGATGCCAGCTACCAGCCCTGCGGGCCAGACTTAATAGACTGGTTGCAGCGCCTTGTATTCATGCACACGCCAACCGATGGAGAGAGTGTGCTCTCTATCATAGCCGGAGAAATACACAGTGTCCTTAACTGCCACTGAACTTGCCCAACTGGCCGACCACTACTGGACCACGCGGGCCAAGCGCCTTGATGCCGACAAGGTAGCCAAGGATTTGAAAGATGAAGAGTCTCGCGCCGAGGCTACTTTGATAAAGGAGATGCGTGAGCAGCAACTCACAGCCATTGGAGGCAAGCTGGTGCGTCTTGCTATCCCCACCGTGCCAGAGTACGTGCCCGCCGTAAAGGACTGGGACGTGCTTTACAAGCACATTCTGGAGTCGGGTGACTTTAGCCTGCTCCACAAGCGGGTGGGTAACACCGCCTGCAAAGAACGCTGGGACGCCGGCGTAGACGTACCGGGGGTTGAGAAGTTCCCGGTGTACAAGTTGTCAAAATCAGGAGTTTGAACCATGAGCGAGATTGTCACTACCCAAGCCTCTGCGCTTGCCCTGCCCAACGACGTGCTTGCCGCCCTGGCGGCTGAGGCCAAAGCCGCCGCCGCTAAGGAGCGCCCCGCCCTGGGCCGCATTGGCCTTAAGAGCGGCGTTATGACCTACGCGGGCCAACCCGTAGCCGGTAACAAGATGGAAGCCATTGTGCTCTGCGCCAGCTTCCGTAACGTGTGGTACGCCGGACGGTACGACCCTAACAACATCGTCAATCCGAACTGCTTTGCCCTCAGCATGGATGACGAGGGCATGGTGCCGCACAGCAACGTCAGCAAACCGGCCAACTCCACCTGTGCCGGATGCCCCCACGACGAGTGGGGCAGCGACCCCAACGGCGGCCGAGGCAAGGCCTGCAAGCAGACCCGCCGCCTTGTGCTGCTGCCAGGGCACGCCATGGAACAGGGGCCAGACGCACTCCGCGCCGCAGAGATGGCTGTGCTGGACTTGCCCGTCACCAGTGTGAAGAACTACAGCAGCTACGTGAATACGCTGACCGCCAGCACGCAGATGCCCACGTATGCCGCCGTGTGCGAAATTAGCGTGGTGCCCGATGCCAAAACGCAATTCAAGGTCAACTTCCGGGCTATGCGTGTGGTGCCTAGCATGGAGCACTTGCAGGCCATCAAGTCCCGTATGGATGGAGCGCAGCTTGTGGCGCTGGAGCCCTACGCCGAGACTGCTGACGAGGACGACGCACCGCCTGCCAAGGTGGCCGCGCCCGCCAAGGGCAAGAAGTTCTAAGGTTTTGGGGATGGTCTAGCGTGGCGGGGTTGTCTCCTCCCTGGCCCACAATCCGCTCAGTGCGGACGCCACGCAGCACATAGACATGCCCCTGCCCCCACTCACCATCTCGATAAGCAGTTGCCGGTGAGTGGGGGCTTTTTACAAGGAACTCGAGTGCTTACCATTGACTTTGAAACTGAAGGGATAGTGGGTAACCCCATCTATGCACCGCCGCGCCCGGTGGGCGTATCAATTAAACGGGAAGGAGAAGAGTCCACCTACCACGCGTGGGGGCATCCTACGGAGAATAACTGCTCGTTTGAGCAGGCCAAGGCCACGCTGCTCACCGCCCTGCACGAGGACAAAGAGGGCTACCTCGCCCACAACGCGCCATTTGAAGCCGCCATTTTGCGCGAGTACTTCGGCTATACGCAGAAAGACCCTCTCAAGGTACACGACACGCAGTACCTACTATTCCTTGCTGATCCGTACGCCTTAACATTCAGCCTCAAGCCGAGTGCTGAGCGCATACTGGGCCTGCCCCCCGACGAGCGGGATGACGTTATGGCTTGGGTGCTGGCTAACGTGCCCGGAGCCAAGAAGTCTGACTGGGGGGCCTACATCTGCAAAGCGCCGGGTGGACTGGTTGGCAAGTACGCTGTAGGAGACACTGACCGTACCCGCGCCCTGTTTGACGCGCTGTACCCCCGCATTCTGCAGGCCGGTATGCTGGAGCCCTACCGCCGCGAGCAGCACTTGGCCCCCGTGCTAAGCGCCAGTAGTGAGCGTGGCGTGCGCCTTGACATGGAGCGGCTAGAGGCAGACATCAAGGTGTACACCGCCGCCAAGCTCAAAGCCGAGCATTATGTATACAAAACGCTGGGCGACTTTAATATCGACTCTGACGCTGAGCTTGCCGCCGCGTTGGACCGTGCGGGCCAAGTTACCCAGTGGGTGCTAACCCCCACGGGCAAGCGCTCCACAAGCCGTAAGAACCTTGTTGGACGCGTTAAAGACCCCGCGCTGCTGGCCTACCTTGCCTACAGGGGCGTGCTGCAAACGTGTCTTGGCACGTTTGCCGAACCCTGGCTGTACCAAGCCAGCCGGGAGGGCGGACGCCTACACCCACAGTGGAATCAGGTACGGGGTGACAAAGGCACGGACGGAGACATGTCCGGCACCCGCACGGGGCGGATGAGTTGCCGCAACCCCAACCTGCAGAACCCACCGAATGAATTTGAAGGTTTGGTGATACCTGAGGGCCTACCCCCACCCATGATTATGCGGAGGTACCTGCTACCCGAGGAGGGGCATGTGTGGCTCAAGCGAGACTTTAGTGCGCAGGAGATGCGTATTATGGCCCACTTTGCCGAGGGGCGGCTCTACGATGCCTTCCGTCTTGACCCCACCACAGACCCTCACGTCGCTGTGCAGAGGATGATTAAGGAGCTCCTTAACATTGACATGCCCCGCAAGTACGTCAAGATTACTGGCTTTGGAATCATGTATGGACGCGGAGTGCCAAACCTTAGTGCTGCCCTGGGAGTTGATCAAGAAGAAGGCAAGCGCGTGCGAGACGCTTACTATGCAGCTCTGCCGGAAGTCCAACAACTCAGTTACGATACTCGCAACCGAGGGAAGCGAGGCCAGTTTATTCGAACTTGGGGTGGGCGAGTGTATTACCGTGAGCCTGACCCGGCACGGGATCTCAGTTACAAGTTGCTCAACTACCTTATCCAAGGCAGTGCGGCGGACCAGACTAAGCAAGCGATGATAGACTGGGACCGTACCCGCGCCCCAGGTGACGTGCTGCTAGCCGCCGTGCATGATGAAATAAACATATCCGCCCCAATGGATGATGCTGCCGGGGCTATGCGCCGCCTGCGGCTCGCCATGAATGCGGATAGGTTTGACGTTCCCTTCATGTCTGAAGGGTATACCGGCCCCAACTGGGGCGAAATTGTGGGGTACAAAGATAATGACTGACACCGTAGAGCTTAACGTAAAGCCGCCTTTCCGCTGGAGCTTCAGCCAGTGGGAATCGTACAACCAGTGCCCCGCAAAGTGGAACTTCCAGAGCCGCATGAAGTTGCCGCGCCGCCCGCCCGGGCCTGCCGCCGCCCGTGGGTTGCAGATGCACGACACGGTAGAGCAATACATCAAAGGTGGGGAGCCCAGCGTACTGCACCCCGACATTGATAAGAAGTACATCCCCATACTGGACGCATACCGCAACCACCCCAACGGAGACCGACACACCGAAAAGAAGCTGGCCTTTGACGCTGAGTGGTACCTGTGTGCTCCACAGAGCAAGTACGCTGCCTGTGTGGCCGTGCTGGACGCCGTGCGCTACACCAAGCCCCATGCCACTGATACCGGAGTGCTGGAGGTAGGTGAGTGGAAAAGCGGCAAGCCCAAGGACACCCACGGAGACCAGCGCAAGCTCTATGCAATGTTCGGTATGCGGGCGTGGCTAGCAGATGAGGTGCGCGTCACCACCTACTACCTGGAGGACACTGCACCCCCGCAGCGGCTGGTGGTGAGTAGCCAGAGCGGCTTTGAAAAGCTCAAGGCCCTGTGGATTGACCGCATCAGTACCATGCAGCGTGACCAAATCTGCGCCCCGCGCCCTGGCTTCTACTGCCGGTTTTGTGACTACGCCAAGGCCCAAGGCGGACCTTGTCAATTCGGTGCTTGAAAGTTACATAGAAAGGAAGGTAAGGTCTTGGGCACGCTCTAAGGGCGTGCTCTGCCTAAAGCTGACCCCGCAGGGTACTGCGGGCTATCCAGACGACCTATTTTTGTTTCGCGGCCGCACAGCCTTGATAGAATTTAAGCGCCCCGGTGGCAAGCCTAGACCCCTACAACTGGTACGGATTGCGGAACTTGAGCAACAGGGCTTCCCTGTAGGAGTGATTGACAATGTCGACGACGGAATTGCGTTCCTGGCAACCGCGCTCATATCAGCAACAGGCGGTTAAACTTGGAATAGCTCAGGCGTGCGCGGGCTTTCTGCTGCGTCCTGGCATGGGCAAGACCACTATCAGTTACGCGATAGTAAAGATACTGCGCGACAAACGATTGATTAAACGCACGCTGGTGATTGCTCCCCTGCGTGTGATCTACAACGTGTGGCCTAAGCAGAAAAATGACTGGGCCGAGTTTGCTGACCTACGCGTGCAGATACTGCATGGCAAGGATCGCGTAAAGAACTTCCACAACATAGACGCAGACATCTACTGCATTAACCCAGAGGGTTTGGAGTGGCTTGACACGCCCGAGCATCTTGCTTGGCTGCGGCAGCACTTCGACGTACTGATTGTCGACGAGTCCACCAAGTTTAAGAACACTGGCACTCAGCGGTTTAAGAGAGTGCGCAAGTTCATTCAACACTTTAAGCGCCGATACATTCTTACAGGAAGCTTCACCCCCAACGGGCTGTTAGACCTATTTGGACAAATTTACGTGTTAGATGAGGGCGCTGCACTGGGTAGGTTCATAACGCACTACAAGACCAAATACTTCTACCCCACTGACCGCATGGGCTACACCCTGGCCCCGCACGCCTGGGCTGCGGATGAAATTGCGGGCAAGATTGCTCCCCTCACCCTAGTATTGGACCGTGAGGGCAATCTTGATATGCCTGAGCTAATATTTAATGACATCTTAATTGACCTACCTGAAAACGCACGCAAGCAATACGCGCAGATGGAGGAGCACATGCTCGCCACGCTAGATAAAGAACTGGTGGTGGCCGCTAACGCTGCGGTGGCGACCAGCAAATGCCGCCAGATTGCTAATGGATGCCTATTCACTAACGCGGGCGACGGCACGTGGACTGACATACACGACGCCAAGATTGACGCTCTAAAAGACCTTGTTGAGGAGCTGAGTGGGGAGAGCTTGCTGGTGGTGTACGAGTTTAAGCCAGACTTAGAAAAGCTGCGCAAAGCATTCCCCAATGCGGTGCTGCTCACTGGCGGTAGCGCCACCCAGGACGCCACCAACATCAGCCTATTCGCGGGCGGCTTTGTGCAGATGGGGCTGGGGCAATTCACCAGCATCAGCCTTGGCATTGACGGATTGCAAAACAAGTGCCGCAACGTGGTGATGTTTGGCCTGACGTGGAACTTACAAGACTATAGCCAAACCATTGACCGCATCTGGAGGCAGGGACAGAGGGCCGACACAGTAATCGTACACCGCATAATTGCCAAGGACACGGTTGACCAACGCGTGCTGCGCGTGCTCAACGCCAAGGACTCCACGCAGAGTAGCTTCCTAACTCTGCTCAAGGGCATGCAGCGCCCATAGCCCCGCGCTATGGGGACGTGAGTCCCATTGCAAAAAACAATTTGCTTTGGAAACTCAAATGGGCATAATTACCTCTCAGCAGCACTAGTTACACCGTGAATATCTTTTACCTTGACAAAAATCCGCGCCGTGCCGCAGAAATGATGCACGACAAGCATGTGGTGAAGATGGTGCTGGAGACTGCTCAGATTTTGAGCACTGTGTGTCATCGCCACGGCTGCTGGGTACCGGAGATGTATCGGCCTACACACGCCAATCATCCAAGTGTGTTGTGGGCTGGTGAGAGCGTAGAGAGCTTCCAGTGGCTGTACGCGCATGGACTGTGGCTGGGCAAGGAGTTTGAGTACCGCTACGGACACGCTCACAAAAGCAGTGGAGTAATCGACATAGTACCCTACTTCACTCCACAGGAGTTTCCGCAAGCGCACTGGACCGAGCCTCCGCAGGCTATGCCAGACGAATTTAAGATTGCCGGGGACAGCGTAGCTGCCTACCGAGCATACTACCTGGGGCGAAAGGTAGAGCAAAGTGGCTGGACACGTCGCCCCGTGCCAGCGTTTGTGTTAGAAGGAAAACCTGAAATCATGGCTAAGAAGCAAGTGAAGACCGCGCCGACGGCTTCTACCCCCGCAGCGGCAGACGCACCGGCTGCATCCTCCAAGCGTGGAGCGCCCATTGGTGCCCGTGGGCCCAAGGGCGTGGCGCTAGACGCGCTGATTACCCTCAAGTGCGAGGGCAACCCCAAGCGTCCGGGCAGCAAGGCGCACGCAGTATTCGCACAGTACGCGGATGGGATGACAGTGCAAGCCTTCCTCGACGCGGTGGGCGACGCCGCCACCCCCAACTTGGTGTACGACGCTGCGCACGGCTTTATCTCCATCGAGGGGTACGACCCCAAACTGGTGGTGAAGAAGGAGCGTGCCCCCAAGGAGCCCAAGGCTCCTAAGGCCCCGCGTGCCAAGAAGGCCGCTGCCACCGCCGCAGCTCCCACCGCCGCTGAGGTAGAGGTGGACGCCCTGGCCGTGGAAGAAGTGATCGACTGACGGCAAGTAAATGGACATCGTAATTCCAACCTACGGTCGTCCACAGCAGAGCAGGCAGCATACCCTGAACGCCCTGGTGGCGGACGGGTTGCTGCCTGTACTGATTGTGCAGCACCGCGAACATCAGCTCTACAACTGGTATCATGGCCCGGTGCATGTACTACCGCCAGAGATACAGACCGTAGCCCCCACGCGGGACTACCTCATTCATAACGAGGTGTGGAAGAGTCGCTTTGTCTGCATGCTGGATGATGACCTACACTTCTTTGCCCGTCGTAATGATGACCCCACCAAGTTCCGTCCTCTGGTGCCGTTTGAGCTCGGCCGCATGCTGGCGCAGCTTGAGGGTATGCTGGACCGTTTTCCGCACGTGGGCATTGCCCCCAGAGAGGGTGGTAACCGCAACACGGAGCCATTCATGCTCAACACACGCATCATGCGCGTGCTGGGGTATGACCGTGAGTTTTTGCGCACCCACAAGGTGACGTTTGCCCCCATGCCGGTGATGGAGGACTTCCACGTTAGCCTGCAACTACTCAAGCTGGGGCGGGACACCCTGGTGCTGAACAATTGGTGCAACAACCAAGCCGAGGGGAGTGACGCTGCCGGGGGCTGCTCAACGTACCGTACCCCCACTTTACAGACTGACGCTGCCCGCCTGCTAGCCGCGCTGCACACCCCCTACGTCAAGGTTGTGGAGAAAGAAACCAAGACTGCGTGGGGCGGCGGCACTCGTACTGACGTGACCATCCAATGGAAAAAGGCCCGCAACCATGCTACAGACTGAGCTTGCCTACTGGATAAACGAGCGCTGGCGCATCCGCCAGCAGCGGGAGCAGGGCGTGCCCCCACCCTGGAGTGAGGACAAGGTGTTCCGCACCGTGCGCTTCTGCAACGTGCATAGGGAGGACGACAAGGTAACCCGCTGGGTGCGCAGGTACTGGAACCGTGGCACCGATCCCGCGTGGCGCTTTGTGGTGGCGCGGCTCATCAACTGGCCTGATAGCTTGGAGGACATTCTCAACTGCGAGACCCCAGCGCGGATGCGAGACCGGCTTAAGGACCGCCGCTACACCCACGCCAAGGTGTTTACCAGCGCCTACACGGTCAGCACGTGTGGACGCAAAATGGACAAGTTGGACTACGTATTTGACCACGTAGCCGCCCGCGTTGCGCAGGCACAGTGGGCAGGCACCCACTCCACACTGGAGGATGCGTACACATGGCTCTCTAACATTGATGGGCTAGGTAGCTTCCTCTCTGCGCAGGTAGTTGCGGACATGAAAAACACGCACGGCCACCCCCTGCACGACGCAGCGGACTGGTGGACATGGTCAGCCCCCGGACCGGGGAGCCTGCGGGGGCTGAGCTGGTTTTTCCACCACAACCACCTGAATACAAGCGCCAGCCGCTACCACACAGACCTTGCTACGTGCCGCGAGGCAACTGACCCACTCATCAACCCGGAGGTGCCCCGCATCAGCAACCAGGACTTTCAAAACTGCTTGTGTGAATTCAGCAAGTGGTGCAACGTCACATATCTCAACGGACACGTTAGGAACAAGTATGTCCCAGTTCTTCCAAAGAGTGCAAGAGTTTAACCGCGTGTTCGGTATGCCGGAGCCTGCGGTGCCGGTAATGCCCAACAGTCTACGCCTACGCCAGTTTAGAGACATGCTGCTGGCCGAGGTTAATGAGTACGACACCGTACGAGAGCTTGAAGACTTTGCTGACTGGGTGGGGGACATCATCGTCTACTGCGCCAGTGAGGCTATACGCCACGGCATCCCAATCGAGAAGGTGCTCAACATTATCATGGCCAGCAATATGTCCAAGCTGGGGGAGGACGGCAAGCCTATCATCAACAACGCCACCGGCAAGGTGGAAAAGGGACCTAACTACTGGCGTCCCGAGAGCATGATTCAACAACTGCTTGCCATGGAAGGCGCAGAGAGATGATTCACACCATAACTGCCAGAAACGTGAACACCGCGTTTGCTGACGCTTGGCACTACCTGCGGGTGTCCGGCGTAAAGGAGAACAGCCGTAACGGCCCCGTGCTGGTGGCTCCCGGTCCGGTAGTGACTACCTATCTGCACCCCCAGCAGCGGGTATTGTTCAACCCCCAGCGGGATGCCAACGCCGTATTCCATTTGATGGAGGCCCTGTGGATGCTCGCTGGTGAGAGCGACGTACAGTGGCTCAAGCAGTTCAGCAGCAACATCGCCACCTATGCGGAGCCTGACGGACACATTCACGGCGCGTACGGGGCCCGCTGGCGTAACTGGTTTGTTGACGGCGAGTACGACCAGCTACACGTGATTATTGAAATGCTGCGACGCGACCCCACCACCCGGCAAGCCGTACTCCAAATGTGGGATCCCGGCAGTGACCTCGAGGGCGACTGGCGGGACCGCCCCTGCAACACCGCCGTGTACTTTGATGGACGCGGGGGCCGCTTGAACATGACGGTTACCTGCCGTAGCAATGACATTCTCTGGGGCTGCTACGGAGCCAACGCCGTACACTTCAGCGTGTTGCAGGAGGTGGTGGCACATGGCGCGGATCTGCCGCTGGGGGTGTACAGGCAGTTCAGCAACAACTGGCACGCCTACACGGGTAATCCGATGGTGCAGCAGTTTCTAGACATGCCCCCGTTTGAGGAGCATGACTATTACCGTGAAAGTACCGTAGCTCTGCCCCTGCTGCAACCCGGCGAGCGTTACCAAGACTTCTTGCTCGACTGCGAGAATTTGGTGAGTAGCTACAGCACAATGAAAACTGAGTTTATGCAGCGGGTTGCCCTACCCCTGCGTGACGCTTACCTCGCCCGCAGGGAGGGGGAAGCAATCAACTGGCGTGAGTTGCCTGAGTGTGACTGGACGCTGGCATTTTGTGACTGGTGCAATAGAAGAGGAACCAAATGAGCAACGCTAATGAAGTGCAGGTAGGTGGCGACCATTACCGCCAAACAGGCGCAGCACTCCAGCACTGGGACTTGGCTGTCCACTTTAAGTGGGACCCATTCCAGTACCAAATCACCAAGTACGTGATGCGCTGGAAGTACAAGCACAGCACCCCTGCCGAGCGGTTGAAGGACTTGCAGAAAGCCGCGCACTTTCTGCAAAAGTACATTGAGGTCGTGGCAGAGTACGACCCCTCCGCCGCAGCGCCCGCAGCGCCGCCCGTGCCGCAGCCCGCCGTTACCCCAAGGGCTGATGCTGCGCTTGCCCAGCTACTTAGCAATGCTGACTGGCAGGTGGAGGGCTACTTTGGTGACCTCACCCAGCACTACCGCTGCCGCCATTGTGGGGAAATGGTACGCGCCCCAGACGCAGATGCTGCTACGCAGATGCACGGTAGCTGCGCCACTCCCCGCTACGTTGGGCAGGACTAACCACTTAGGGTAACCCCCTATTGGTTAGACTAGTCTGCCTGCCATACTGCCACCACAACGCAACCCCGCCACCCTCCCTAAGCATGAAAACCTACATCGTCTACCACATGCGCAGACACATTCCCCCCGTGGGGAGTATCCACATTGCGGCTGACCGAATCGGCCATGTGCCTGGGCACTCCAGGCGGGGTGCGTTGCTCGTCGCCAAGCTGACATTCCCGTTACTTGGAAACAACCTTGCCGTAGGAGAAGATGAAAGTGATGACAAGTCTGATGGACGTGATACGCAAGCCTACGCCTTTGCGCATCGCAACAGCGGCGCTAGAACAAGCCGAGAGGGACAGGCTAACCGCCGTCGAACAACGTGAGTACTACGCAGCTATGGAGGAGATGCTGATTCGTCGCATCTCCCGCCTGCGCCGCGAAGTTGTGCAACTGACTCAGGAGGCTGAGAATGAGAAAAAAGATTCTAGTGGTGGGTGACTCCATGGAGGACGTGAGGCTGGACTGCGAAGTGTCCCGCCTCTGCCCCGAGGCTCCGCTGCCCATCTACGACATTGACCAGCGCATCCACTACGCTGGGGGCGCTGCCAACGTGGCGTTGAACATTGCCGCTATGGGCGGTGAGGTTACGCTGCTCACCGCAAAGGCAGAGCGCACCGAGCTTGACACGCTATACGCCAGTGGAATTGGCAGTGTGGTGACCAAAGTCACCACGGCCAACACGGTAAAGACCCGCGTGTTCACTGCTGGAGTGATGCGTGCCCGCATGGACGATGACTATATCCTCGATGAAGATGAGAGTGAGGATATGCTAGCCCTGTTTATTGATCAGATCAAGCACGCTGATGTTGTAGTGTTTAGCGACTACGGCAAGGGCGCTCTGCGTCACGTAGCCAATATGCTAGACTACTGCACCGGCAAGCTGACGCTGGTGGACCCCAAGGGGGATAACTGGGCTAGGTATGAGAACGCCACGTACATCAAGGCCAACGCGGCCGAGTGTGCTGCGCTACAGCAATCTCCAGCAGAGCTTGCCAAGTGGCTGAACAACCGAGCCATTGTCCGCACTGCGGGGGCCGCCGGGTATGAAATCAACTACGTGGGCGATGAGTTCGGCAAGCTCTACCCTGCGCACAAGGTGGCTGCTGTGGACCCCACCGGGGCGGGGGACAGTTACCTCGCCGCTATGACGGTGGGCCTTGCCGCCGGACGCACCCTACAAGCCGCGTGCAGATTGGGCAGCATTGCCGGAGCCCTGGCAACCACCCACGTGGGGACAGCAGTAATCACTTCAACGGAGATTAACGAGTGCTTGAAAGAACACTATCCGAGCATAGCGCCGCTGTAGAAAGCCTGCGGGCGCAGTGGACGCTGCTTAAGAGCATGGCGCACATGCTTGCTGGCTGCATCAACCGTGGGGGCACCATCTACCTCTGCGGTAATGGGGGCAGCGCGGCGGACTGTCAGCACCTAGCGGCTGAGCTGGTGGGGCGCTTCCAGCGGCCACGGCTGGGGTTCCGCGCCGTAGCGCTGACAACTGACACCTCAATACTCACTGCCGTGGGCAACGACTATGGTTTTGAGCATGTGTTTAGCCGTCAGGTACGGGCGCTGGCTCGGCCGGGGGACGTGCTTATGTGTATCAGCACCAGTGGCAACAGCGCCAACGTGGTGGAAGCAGCCCGCGCCGCCACCGAGCTCGGCGTGCCCACACTGGCGATGACTGGTAGAAACAAGAGCATGCTCAGCCGCGTAGCCGCCGCCACCCTGCACATTGACAGCGAGGTTACCGCCCGCGTGCAGGAAGCGCACATTGTTGCTGCGCACATTCTATGCGAGTTGATTGATGGGGGACTTGATGAAGAGAGTTTGGACTAACGGCTGCTTTGACCTGCTGCACGCGGGGCACGTTACCTTCTTGCAGCACGCGGCCTCCTTGGGAACGCTGACAGTGTTTCTCAACAGTGATGCAAGCATCTCAGCATTGAAGGGGGTGCATCGCCCCATCACTCCCCTGGTGTACCGCCGCAAGATGCTAGAGGCACTCCGCTGCGTCACTCACGTGCATGTGTTTGATGGCCCCACCCCCGTTGAACTTTGGGCTACACTAGGCACCGTGCCCGACATGTACGTCAAGGACAGCGAATGCGACATCGTACACTCAGCGGAAGGTCAGTGGATGCTGGAGCGGGGGGTGGCAATCACCGCGCTGCCACGTCTACCCGGCATTAGCACCACACTAATCGAGCAGCGTATCCGTGCCGGAGTACCGAGCAGCGTTTCTTGACAGGGACGGAACCCTGATAAAGGACGTCCCCTACATCAACGACCCCACGCAAGTCGAGCTACTGCCTGGGGTCGTTAGAGCTTTGCGTAACTTGATTGAGTGCGGCTACCTGTTGATTGTGGTTACCAACCAGAGTGGGATAGGACGCTGGCGCATCACTAAGCCGCAGTACGTGGCCGTTCAGCGGCGGATGCTAGACTTACTGGCGCAGCATGGGGTGTACATCACCGCTACGTACTACTGCCCCCACACGCCGGACGCTGGCTGCGCCTGCCGCAAACCCGGCACTGAGCTATTTGAGCGTGCCGCCCGAGACTTTGACATTGACTTGTCCCAAAGCCTAATGTTTGGAGACAAGGAGAGCGATATGGTGCCCTGTGTGGGCACTTGCATCCGGGTGCCAAAGGACGCGTCCTGGGCTGCGTGGTACCGCCCCCGCTACCCTAGCCCCACCCCACCTGTAAAAACGCAGCCCGGGGGCGTCTGATAGCTCTGGCGGGGCACTACCTGCCGCGTGGCTAGTAGCTCCACACTGTGGGGGCGCTGCGCAGGTCCAGATGTACGAAGCGTCCGGAGCCCTTTTGCTGCACCCCGATACCCGTAAAGCCCAGGTGCATCGCCAGGCGAAGCAGCTCGTGGGCATCGGCGCCCTGCACGCCGACATCGCAGGCCAAGCCGGTAGAGTGCATCCCCGGCTCGGCCTTGGCCTTCTCCACCGGGTGATCCGGACAACGATAGCCCGAGGTAATCGTCATCGGCTTGCGGTAGACATCCCGCAGCGCCTGCAATCGACCCATAAACTCGGGCCGCATTTCCTGCTTGCCGCAGTGCCGGCAGCGGAACTCAGCTTCCGTGAAGTTGGGGTAGTCGGACCAGTTCACTTGGTCACCCCCTTGAACTTCTCCATCGTCCTGTACCCTCCGATGCCAAGCAGGCCGGTGACTACAACCCATAAAAGGTCGATGTTCACGTCCGGGGGTTCCGGCCAGCCTTTAATCCTAGCCACCCACGTCAGCACCGGCTGAACAATCGTGGCATAAGCAAAGCCTAAGCCGCCAGTCCACATAAACAGCGGTCGCCCCCCAGCCACAAACAGGCTTGGGTGTTGAGCCTCGCGGGCGTTGATCTCAAGCTGCGCGATGGTCTGCTTCAGCTCGCCTTCGGCGGCCATGCGGACCAATTCCATCTCCGCTTCGCGTTTCTTCTCCGGATCAGGGATGAAACGGTCCAGCAGCGTTTTTCCGACCTCAAGGATCGGCCCGAGGATGAGTGGGTTCATTTACGCGCCTCTGACTTGATGTGCTCCCACGCGGCCACGCACAGAAACACCACGATGGCCCATAGGCCAGCCGCCGTGACTTTCGAAAACGCATCGCTCTTGGCCTTGTCCCACCACGATGCGTTGGCAATGGCCTTCTCGTGGGCTAGACGGTGCCCGTGCGGATCGCCCCCGGGGAATGCCTCCGAGAACGTGTGCTTGAGCATGGCAAACTGCTTGTCCATGTGCGCAGTCAAATGCTGTTCGTGAGACTTGAGGGCCGCGCTGACGGTCTTCTCAATCATCAGTGCCACCTTGTCCTCGGTCAGGGCCGACTGGCGCCGTTCTGTGCCGCTGTAGTCCGTCATCGGGGAGAGCTCCATCACTGTTCTTCGTCCGAATTGTACGTGGCAGCGCCGCCCGCCGCAACCGCCCCACCCATACTGAATAGTTGAGTGCGTTTGGACTTTTTGGGGTCAACGGGTACTTCCCACCAACTATGGCCCTTGTCGTCCTTAACCTGCCTGCCTCCGAGCGACTTGAGGTAGTTAGTAACCTCTTTCTTGTACCGATCGTAGATACCTTGGTGCTCGGGGTACTCGAACTTGTCGCTTGGCTTAACAAAGCGGCTGATCACACCCTCGCTAATGTTGGAAGTACCCGAGTGACTCCAGATGGGGGGACCAATTTGTCTACCATTGACATCAATGGGCAGGCGTTCGGCTTCCCACATGCCGGTGTCGTCTACACGGACGTTGCCGGTATACTTCCAGTCGTTGGCGGTGCCTGCTCTGTTACCTGGAAGACGCGTACCGGCAAGAGCGGGATCCATGGCTTGGCCAGGGGTAATGTCTAGCTTACGCTCCCACCCCTCTACGGCGGCAACGGTGTCAGCGTCTGCAAAACGGACCACGGGTGGTATAGGCTTGTACTGCTCAACCTCAAGAGCCCGCCGTGCAAATTCCTCAGCGTCCTTCCTATGTGGGGCGGTAACGGCAGCTATCATTCTATCGGTGCGGTTGAACCCTTGCTCGACGTAGGAGTCCTCTACCTGCTTTACGTACTTGAGCGCAGACTTTGCTCGGTTGCGCAGACTTTCGTACTCAGGGTTAAGCTGCGGCGTGGCGGCACGGCTCAGCTCCTCGCGGATCAAGCGGCGCTCCCAATTCTTGAACATGGGGCGCTGCGCGGTGGCTGCGCCACCTTCCGCCAACTTAGCGCTGTGCTCGCTGCCTAAAAGACTTAGTCGGTTGCTGATATCCTTTAGCGACTCCTCCAGCGCCAAACGCAATCTGCCGAGATGGATATTCAGTAGTCCAGCCCCAGGTCTAGTCTGTGTCGTTGCAATGTACCGAAGCAAGTCGCCTTCATTGTCAAGAATAGCGCGAGAGCCAACTTCGTTCAACGCCTCCGGTGTTAGTTTGCTGGCAATGTCGTCCTCCAGCAGCATTAAGAAATCTGGATTGGCTTGTAGCAACTTGTCTTGATTTTGCAAAATGTCATTTGCCGCAGAGCTCGCCCATTCGATACTATTGCCTCCGCCACTTTTCGAAAGTATCGGATTTATTACAACTTCCTGCGCCACTACACTGTCGAAGGCGCTCTCCAACCGTGCGCGTTCCTCAGGCGCTAGCTCCTTGCCAGCTTTCTGCACGAGGTCAGACTGTAGCTCCACCACATGGGGGATGCCTGTTTCATCCTCAAACGCCCTGGTGTGGCCGAAGTAGTTGGGGTCACCGAAGTGATTGTTCGTTGCTGTAGGTGTGGGGCTGCGGTGAATAGTGGTACGTACGTTCTGTGCGTTGGGCTGACTCATGCCCCCAGTCCAGTCCGCTGGCGTAGCATCTCTACCAATGCTTTGCAGTCCGTAATCGGCAAAACTGTCAGTATCCTTGGGCGTAAGGCGGAAATCTTTGGTTTCCAGCCCCACCTCGCGCACGAGATTCTCAGCGGAGATGCTGTCGCCCTCAGTACGGGCAAGCACGCGCTCGAACACGTCACGCTCGGCTTTTGTAACCTCGGGGCGGCGGAGCTGGTCGCGTATCTCCTGCATGGGGATCATCGCCCACTTACCGGGCAAGTTCTCCAGCGTGCGCAGGGTGGTGGGTTGGTCGGCTAGGGCCTCACGCAACGTCATCTGCGCAGGGGGCTCCATGCTGGCGCTGATGGCTGGGGTAGCAGACCTGCCGTACCGCCCGCCCGTCAACTCCTCAACGGTCTTAAGCGACTCAGGGGGCCTGTCCAACCCCATGAACTGCTCCCGCATGGGGAACATCTGCAACCGCTCCTCCGGGGTGAGGTCCAAACGCGTTTGCGTAAGGCGGGCACGGGTCTCGCCCACGTTGCTGAGGTACTGCTCGTAACGGCCAGTTTCGGTGGGTTCGGCGATTCTAGACTTTTGGTACGACTCCCTAATACGAGCCTGTGATGCGTCTACACGTTGCTTAAGAGAGTCTAGCGGCACATTCCTAACTATCCTAAGCGTAACGTCCCGCAGTATTCCGTCTTCCGCAAATGTGCTTTCATTTTCGGGGTTGTACCTCCCAGCAGCTCCAAAGTTTTCAGCTGTTCCGTAATAATTAGCCCTATCAACCACCTCATCAAGAGCCTGCTCGGGCGTCATGCCTGGACTATTGTCCATCAACTTACGGGCTTGGAGTGCTGTGGCATCAGCATCAAAGTTTACCTTATCTCCCTCAAGCCGGGTTTTCCAATACTCGCCCGCGTCCTTTATTGTATCGGTAGAAATGCCATAGTCCCTATCGGCACGGTAGTCTATACTGTGCTGGAGCTCATGAGCCATGATGCTGCGCCCGTAATCCTCGCCCGGGCGCATGTATTGCGTCTGTAGGCGGATAGCATTCGCAGGGGCGTCCATGTGGCCGCCAGCGCCGCCGAGCTCAGACTTAGTGAGAAAATCCACCTGCATCTCAGCCAGTTCGGGGATGCGGTCAAACAGCTCGGGGTGCTCGACAACATCCTTCATCTTCAGCCCACGGATGGGGGCCATCAAGCTATTGTTGGCATTCTCCAGCGCGGCGTCAAGTTGCTCGACAGTCTTTTTCTGCGCAAGGTCCAGCGCCTTGGGGGATGGGTCCTGTCCCGTCTGCACGCGGATGGTACGTGCCGCATTGCCCATGCTGCCGCCACGCTCCAATATCTCACGCACTTGTAGCGCAGACTCAATGTCTGAGATGCGCTGCACCACGGGCGCTCGCGCAGCCTGCACAGCTTGCAGGGCCTTGAACTTCATCTTGTCATCGCTAAGTTCTACAGCCCAGCTACCATCAAGGTCTCTGAGCAAGCCAGTCTGCACCAGCACCTCATCGGGTGAGGCGCCCTTGGCTTCAAGCTCTTGTGCTGCGGAAACCTTGGCCTTCTCCTGCGGAGTGAAGAATGTCTCAGGCAGAAACACTCCGCGCTGGCTCCTAGCCATCGGGCTAGTTACGGCGTTAGCGCCCAGAGAGTCGAGCATGGAAACGCCAGCGCTCTTCAACACCTTGGATACGCCAGGGGCTACCTCACGGGCGGCAAAGCCCCCAGGCAACATCTGCCCCACGGCACCCAGGTACTCCAGCGCCGCAGTACCGTACTGCCCCCGCTCAAGCGCTCCGGCAGCACGCTCAGTGCTGCGGTAACCCTCTTCCATAAAGTAAGGTAGTGCGGGCAGTAGGGGAATATCTGCCAAGCCAATGCCGAGTGGCAGGTTGCTCTGTGGTCCACCCAGCACAGTCTGCGCGGTGCGGCGTGCCCCTGCACGCTCCATGCCCAACCCCTCTAGTGCGGACTGCGCCTTGGCAACGTCCCTCTCCCGAGTGGTGGGGCGGTACTCACGCATTTCAGCCGGACGGGGCTGCTGCGTAGGTTGCGCACGGACCACGGGCTGCGGCACTGGAGCCGCTGGCTGCATGTAACTTGGACGCCACGGGGCGTCCAACGGAGAGTCTGGACGACGGGGTACTTCACCAGTTTCGTAGCCCGGGTCTAGTTGTTGGTCCATGGCAGCGGTTACTCGTACTTGAGTGCAGTCAGGTACCCGGCTGACTGTGCAGCGCTCAGCTTGCTGCTCAGCCCAGCAAAGTACTCATCTTCAATGTCAGGCTCAGTCTCTGCAACATGCACCTTGTCAACTGTGGACATGGCGCGGCGCATGGCCTGCTTGGCGGACATGCCGTAGCCGCTCACAGCAAAAGGGTACTCCCCAGCGGTAACCCACAAATCACGCTCAACAATGGCGGTGCCATCCGCGTTCATGTCTGGCATACGCCGTAACTGGACCATTATTGGCTGCGCATGCACGGCCACGCCCCGCGTTATGCCGTAAACAGGCGCTCCAGGCTCCTCGCTCTCTAGCTTGAGGTAGAAAGCCATGTCCTCAGTGCGGTAGGTGGCGGTATCTTTGGAGGAGAGTGCGTCCAGCGCCCACTGCACGGGGTCGCTGGTGGGTTGTGCGGTACTCTCCATCGCCCAGCGGCACTTGGCTTTGAACACTACTGCGTCCCCCTGCGGGGTGATGCAGCACTTGACCGTAGCCGTGCCACGCAGTCCACGCTGGAGCAGTAGGTCAGTCATCGTACCGAGAGTGTCATCAAATAGAGTGGATGCCTCCACCCAGCGGCTGATGCCCGTGTGAGTCAACCCCTCCAGCACGGGGCCAACCCAGCCGTCGCGGCCCATGTGGCGGGTCACCGTGGCTTGCAAGCCCTCCACGTAATCTTGCAGCAGCAAGTCTCCCTCTGGAGTGGGCAGGCTGCGCACATGGGCCAGCATGTCAGCGGCAGAGTAGGACTCAAACGTGTCAACGTCCTCGCCCTTCAACACGTAGCGGGCAGGCTTGGAGTACAGGTGCTTGACGAGCGCATCAACGCTGGAAAACTGCTCAGTGGCCGGGGCCAGCGCGGCGTAGTCCTCAAACTTGAGCGTGCAGGGCGTATTCCAGATGGGGAAGCTGCGCTGCATCAACTGCCGCAGCTTGGCCTCAAACTTCTCGCATCCGCAGTTGAAAATTAGGTCAGCCCAGGCGGCGTGGGCCACCCAGTTATCCACGCGCTCAAAACCACGGAAGCCGTTGCCCACCTCGGTGTCCGGCACGTACCACTTGATCGTGTGCCCTGCTTGACTGGCCCGTAGCGCAAGGCTCAGGGCTTTGCCCTTATCGTCCAGCAGTAGCAGGTTCATTCCGTCTCCTCACTCATCAAAAACGGGGCACGCTCCCTGCTGGGTTGCGCGGCCACGCCCATGCTCACCATGCCCGGTACAGCGGCCCCGGCAGGGGCGCGGGGTACTACCCCCCTAGGCTGCGCCATTAGGCGCTGGTAGCGCTCACCAGCGGCCATGCTGCGTACTGCTGGGCGGGCGGCAGCACCGGCAGCAAGCCCCACAGCAATACCGGGCTGACCACTGAATATTGCCGCTGGAATACCTGCGCCCATTGCCCAGTCGCTGAGCACCATGCCCTCCGGGGTAGTGAGCCCCTCACTGCGGCGGACTACGCTGGGCATAGCAGCAGCGGCCTCGGCCACCCGGCGCATGTTACCAGTCAGCGGCTCACCCCGCTCCAACGCACGCCGCAGAGCTTGCGGGTCAACCTTGCCGGTGGTGAGGTTGGTAGCGTCCTCAACGGCGTAGGTCTTGGCGTAGAGCTGGCGTGCGTTGCGGAACCGCTCCAGCGCCCCCTGCCGGTTGGTCTGCGCAAGGTGGGACTCCAACAAGTCCTCAAGCATGCTGGCAGCTTCCTTAAAGGCGTAGGCCGCGTCAATACTCTCGCTGGGAGCGTCGCTGCGCTTGAGGGTGCGCGTAGCGGTGTCCCGCAAGTTCTTGGTAATGTCAACAATCTGCTCAGGGGTGAGTGTATTAACCTTCCCCATGGAGCCACGCAGGCGCTCAAGACCACCGTCCTTGTACAGGGCGGGCATCGCTTGCTTGATACTACGGAACCGAGAGTCCAAGTCCTGCACCTTGGTGAGCCATGCGGGGTCAGTTGCCCGGACGTTGATAACGTCTGGCAGGGCTCGTAGTTGATCGTACACCGCACCGGCTTGATTGCGGATGTTACTGAGCGCTCCCTCATCCAGTCTGCCGGTGGGGGACAAGCCAAGGTCCTGCCGTACGAGCTGGCTGGCACGCTCCTCATTGTACTGGACCAACCGCTTGACTAGCGGAGCTTGCTTGGCCACTGACTCAACTGCGATGTTGGTGGCCCCACCGCGTGCCTCGCTGGGCAGGGCGCGGAAGCCCGCTTGCTGCGCAGCCTTAATGGCGTCTTGCTCCTGCGTGAACTGCATGGGCCCCGTGGGGCGTCCGGGACGAGCGCGGAGCGCCTGCGCACCACCGGCCAGCGCCAACCCAGCCTCGGGCACGGTGCCACCGATAGCTTCACCCGCAATGCGACCCTGCTCACCCCCTACAGCCTGCCCCACTGCACCACCCACGGCCTCCGCCCCCTTGGAAGCAGCCACAAAAGGAGCTGACGCCATAGCGGTGAATGCTTGCCCCGCCTGCGTGCGGGGCTGGTAGGTCATCGCACCCTGTACGCTCTCAACAGCCGCAGCGCCGCGCTCCAGGGCTTGTTCCAGCGGCTTGCCGGTGGCAATGTCGTACCCCGTGCGGGCAAGGCCAGCAATTCCAGCAACGGGGGTGGCTACAGCACCAGTGACCATAGTGGCCGGAGTTTCCAGCAATGCGCCTGCCAGCATCTGCGCTACGCCCTTGGTCACCTCCATAGTGCTTGGTAGAGGTGCCACTTGCGGACGGAGCTGCCCCGTGGGCGCTGGCGCAGCCGCGCCCGCCTGCTGAGCAGCGCGGTACTTGGCCCACTCCTCACGCGGAGCGTAGATGCTGGGTTGACGCATAGCGGGGCGTACGGTCTCCCAGCCGTCAACCTTTGCGCCCTCAACATTCTCCCAGCCAGCTTCGGTATCCGTAGCCATTACTGTGCCTTTCTGCGCTGCTGCACACTGCCGTCAGGGCCTATGCGGTACTCAAAGGTGTTGGGGTCATACGTGCGCCCAGCTTTGCGCAGCGCGGCTTGAATTGCGTCTGTGTTTGCTGCGGGCGCAGCCTGAGCAGGCGCAGGCGCTGCGGTGGGTTCTCCGGGCAGGGGCACCGTAACGCCCAGGCGGCGGAGCTCCTCCCGCGTGGAGCGTACATCCTCCATCGCACGGCGGCGGGCTTCAGGGTCTGTAGACGCGCCCATGCGCTGCACGGCTGCGTCATACTCACGGCGCAGAATGGTGGTACGCTCTTGGTCCCTGCCAGCCTGCGTGCCAGGGGACACCGTGGCACCATCTCCCCGCTTAGGGGGCGGGGAGATGCTCGTAATAAGCTGGTTCTTAGCCCCCTCCACGCCGCGCTGTCGGGCCTCGATCATATCCTTGAACGGCTGCTTAAACGCGAGCAACTGGCTCAGGTTGACGTTGGGGTCCAGCATCCGCTCAGCAAGCTGCTTGTAAGCCACGGGGGTTCCGCCCGCGCCCGTGGCACCGCTGGTGACGCGTGCCGCCTCGTCGATAAAGGCGGTGTACAGCGCATTCATGCCAGCGAAGGTGGGTTCCCCCGCAATCTCAGTAGCGGCGCGGTTCCAGTAACGGCGGACAATGGGGGAGTCAGGTCCACCAATCTTCTTAAGCTCGGCCTCCATCTTGTCCAGAATGCCGATAAGCTCACGCTCACCAGCAGACAAGATGACGTCCTGCGTGGTGATGCGCTTGAGCGCCTCCTGCCCCGCCCGGGCCATGGACGCCTGCACCCCGGCTGACGTGGGCGTCTCCCCACGGCTTGCCATGTCCGCAATGAAATTACGGAGGAACAGCACACGGTCCTGCCGAGCGGCTGCGCCAGTGCCAAAGCTAGGCACGGGAATCTGCCGCCCGTATACGCGGGAAAACTCAGCCAGCTTGGCGTTCTCGTCAGGTGTGAGGTCCGGCACATCACCCGGCTTAACCAGAGCGCGGGCAGCGGCCACGCTCCCAACACGGAAGGCATCCGCTGGCAGGGAAGGCACCTCGGTGCGCGTGCCGTCCTTGTTGACCTGCACGGTCTGCCGCAGGGAGCGGCTACTTTCGTAGATGTTGCCAGCCGGGTCAGTATACTGTTCCCAATCTCGGCCCGTGGTGGGGGCAGCACCACGGCCCGTGGCAAGCGGCTTCAACTCTGCGGGGTTGCCCGTGTAGGCGTTGCCAGTGGCAGTGTCAACCAACCCCACGCCGGGGACGTTGGCTACCACCTTGCCGTCCGGGGCAACAAGGTTCTCAGTCTTCCCAGTAGCGGCGGCGCGGGCGCGGGCAGCGTCCATCGCATTCTTAATCTGTGTAGTCTGGTACTTGCTGGCGCTAATCATGCCAGGGAGTACGTCCGGTGTAACGGTCTGCAAGCCCTGCAACACCTCCGCGTTGAACATGGGGGTATTAGGCCCTGCCATGCGCCCCTGCATGCGCGTGAGCAACTGCGCTCGGTTGTCGTTAAACTTAGCCAGTGCGCTCTCCGGGCCACCGGCCTGCAAGTCAGCCTCGTACTGCTTCTGCAACGCATCGAGGAATGGCATTGCGCTCTCAACGCCTGCGCCGTAAGCGGCCAGCTCATCTTCTTTGAGCCCAGAAATTTTCTTCTGAAGATCGATGTCCGCAGTCTTCAGTCTCTGCGCCTGCTCCCCAAGGCGGGTAAAGTACTCAGGGCTTACGCGACCACGGAGCTCAGACAGGGCACGCTCAATGCCAGGAGGGGTGAACAGGTCTCCGCCAGACTTGAGGTAGGACTGCACGGCCTCACGGTCCGCCTGTGCAGAGCGTGCGCTGCGCATTTTCTCTTGCGTGTCGACCAGCGTACCAGCTAGGGAGTATGCGCCCTCCAGCTTGCTTGTAGCGTCTACAGGTGTGAACTGTGCCCGCATGGGCACAGCAGCACCGCTCTGTAAGAGTGAAAAGTCCACCGCCATACGGTCACCCCACCATGTCGTAATCGACCATCAAGTACCCGGCAGGTCCGCGCCGCACGGCTTGGGGCTTGCTGCTGGCAAGGTCTTGAGCCATGACGCCCATGCGTGGCTCGTCGTCGTCCATCATGCGGTAGGCGTAGATAGTCTCACCATCAAAAGTTTTGCCAACGGGGCGGGCGTCCCGCTTGGCACGCATGTCAGACGTACCCCAGCCCAGCGTAGGCACGCCACCAGAGAGCAAATCAGTGCTGCTGCCCGTGATTGAATACGCAGGATTGGATAATCCAGGTGCCGAAAGGCCACTGCCTCCAGTGGGAACGTTGGGAGTCGTTGGGTTAAACAAGTTGTTCAACACATTCATCTGCCCCAGTGTGCTGCCGAGGCCCTGGATAGCGCTGCCATAGATATTGCCCTGAGCCACCTGAGCCCCAGCCAGCGCCCCACCGCCAGCCAGCACTGCGTTGGACGCAGTGTCCGCCACGCGACCCACCTCGGTCTGCCCAACCTGTGCGAGAGACTGGATGGGCTTAAGGTTAGCCTCAAGCTGCGCGAGGTACTGATTGAACGCCTGATTCTGGTACTGGGCACCAACCTTCTGCCCATAGTCAGTAAGGCCCGCCAGGGTGTTAGAAGTCAATAGCCCACCCCGGCTGGCAGCGGACTGCTCAATAGCCTCTCGGCCAGTGGCAAGAGCGGTCTGCATGGCGGGGGCGTTCATGGCATCGGCCATGCTGAACTTAGCTTGAAATTCACCACCCGGAGCCAGCCCCCTCTCCAACCGTCCCAGTGCCACCTTACCTGCGTCAACCCACGGCTTGCGCTGCTCGGCTTGAATTTCAGCAGCCCGGGTGGAGGCATCGGCTTGCGTCTGCGCGGCGCTCTCAGCCCCGCTAGAGGCCATGTCCGCAGCAATTAGGCTACCACCCACCGTGAGTAAAGCACCGATGAAAGGCATTTCAGTTCTCCACGATGAGTTGTGCGTCCACCTTGTCTGGGTCTGTTTCACCCGTGTGATGAATGCAGTACCACAGACTATCTTTAATTGACGCGATGGAGTGGCTCAGCCCCGCAGGAATGTTGATTACTGCGGGGGCGTGATATTCGCGCTTGCGGTCACCAAGCTGGACCACTACATGCCCACTCGCGAGAATGGACATGTGGTCGTGCGTGTGGCGATGCTGTACCAGCGTGCGTCCAGCGGGGATTGATATTTCCTTGGCGTATACGCCACTGGAAAAGTGGTGCGTAACTTCGCAGCCAGCTTGCTCTAGGGTAACAAGTTCCATAGCGGGTAGTGTACCGCGTGGGGGGCCATTGCCGCAACTAGGACACCTCTCTCCCGCTACAGCGGAAGTTGATGGCGCTTGCGGTGCCGGCGAGGGTGGAAATAAATCCATTAGGAGCGAGTACGTGCCCCACCAGCTCGGGGAAGGTGTAGGTTTCGCTAGGTTGCAGCGTCTTCGCTTTGGTAATCAAATTCTGATTGCCCGCAGTGTCTGACGGCGTAACCAAGTTGACGCTGATGGTTGACGCCGTTGCGCTGTAGTTGGTGGCCGTCACCTTGTCAATAATCGCAGTCACGCCCGTGGCGGTGTACTGCGTGGTCTGCATAGCCTCAGCAATTTTTGCTGGGACCAGAACCTTTACGATTACTGTCATTCTGCTCTCCTAGCTTCGATTTCGAGCGGGTTGTTCCGGTAGCCGTGCCGCAGCAGGCCCCACAGGTATGTCACATACCACCGCACCACCCCCATCCGCTGGGCCTGCTGCCAGTGGCACTGCTCATGCCTGATGAGCGGCGCTTCGTTGATGCGCTCGGCCAGGATGAAGATGCCCAGCGGCGGCAGCGTGATGCCTCCGTACCCGAAGGTGCGGAGAAACCACCTAACGATGTGTGGCGCTGGGCGGGGGGTCATAGTGAACCAAAGGCAGACAATATCCAGCTAGAACCGTTGTACTCAACATCGCACCATTGACCTGCTGCAAGCGCCTTCAACGGGCCGGTCCCGACGTTCAAATTAAACGCGCCAGTCGCAGCGGCGGTGCGAACGATGCGAAATTTTGCACCGTTGTACGCACCAGTTGTGTCTAGTCCAGCAGATCGATTTCCAGTCAATGCAGTGTTCCAGATGGAGGTTATGGGATCGCCAACATAAAGTATGGCGTCGGCGTTTCCATAATCCGCAGAAACACGCTCGGTCCTTGAAACAGTTGGGCCAGAAAACGGAGTTTCAGCTCGCATCTGGCGGTTATTTTCCCAATAGACAGTGTTTGCGGTAGGCGAACCGTCCTGCAAGTACGAGACAGATCCCGCAACACCGTTTCCAACAAAAGACACATAGTTGTTCGCCAAAGACACATATGTGCCGCCTGTATTTCGGATACCGACTTTCGCTTCAACGGTCACATCATCAACGTGTACCCAGTTGTCAGACACGTTGAGCCCATAACAGGTGGTAGTCCAGATGCACGCGCCAGATGTGTTGGGGTCATCCGTGAAGGTCAATGTGTTACCAGTCACGCGAGACTGCGGAACATCTACGCCACCAAAGCGGTCAACGTAGATTGAGCCATCGACCAAACGATTCCCGGTAATGACAATGCCGCCTCGTGTCAGCGCCGTGTCCTGCGCGCAGTAGATGCCATCGCCCACCGTGCGACTGGTTCCATTCAACAGCGCAATGATGTCGTTGTCGGCAATCAGGCCGTTCCTGGAGTTTGACGCTGGCGCAGAAGGGTGGTTTGAACAGCGAATCACATGCTGCGCGTAGCCCTTGCAGTGGTTGCCGATGATGCTGAAGCCGTCAACGCCTTGCATGAAAATGCAGGCGTAAGGGTCAGTGCCAGCGCCAGTATTCTCAAACCGGTTATTGGAAACGCTAAGGCGAGCGCCATGACTACCTTTAAGCGCCAAGCCGCCATCAATGGCGTATCCGATATTCCCATTTATGATGCCGTTTTCGCAAAACGAGAAGTAAAATGGAAGGTTGCTTTGCGGAGCTAGTGAATTTGTCGTATACCCGTAATTCCCTTCGACAACAAAATTTCCGACATACAACCCGTAGATTGCGCCACCATAATCAGAAAACTCGACAGAATTACCCAACCACTTGGCATCCGTTCCGTATTTGAAAGCAACTTCCGAGTGATGCGATGTTGCGTCACCTGATCCTTTGTTTTTTACGCGCACATTGGAAATCGTTGCGCCTTTGAAAAATCGAATCTGGACACTGTTGCCGTCCCAGTTGTCGAACAAGCAGCCATTGACGAAATGGTCTTTTGTGTAGCCCGCTCCTGTGTAGGTGTCTCCACCAGCAAAGACACCAGTAATACGGATGCCCTCACTCAAGCCATTGAGAAAATATCCTCCGCTGACCCGTACCCGATTGCCGGTGAAGTTGAAGATTGCGTTTGAGTCTTCGCCGTATATCACAACAATAGGCAGCGCGACCGTGTTCAGAATTCTGGATGTTCCAAAATCAATTTCAATGTCACTGGACGCAGTAGTGACGGCAGCGTTCACGAGGTAAGACCCCGTTGGGAAAACCACTCTTTTGCCGCTTGATGCCGCAAACGCCGCCTGAATCGCCGCCGTGTCATCGGCCACCCCATCGCCCACCGCGCCAAAATCTAGCACGCTCACCACCTCTCGCATTTTGCTCTGCGCCGTGCGTGTGACTGCGCCGGTGCCAGCCTGAATGAAGCCTACGAGCGAAGATCCCCCTGGCTGAGAAAGTGCTGAGGACACAGCCGCTTCGTCGGTCACCACGTTGTCTACGGTCCAAATCTCAGAGTCGTTAGAGTCCGTAAGCCTGAACTTGTAGCTCGCAGCAGGGAGCCACACGTTGGCTTCCCCACGGCTGTCAAGAATTACGGGGTTGGTGTTGGCAGCGGTCTGTGCCTGATCAACATACGTGGTCTGGGGGGTGAGCGCACCTGCTGAGTACGTGTACAGCTTGCCGCCGACCAGGGGGTTGCCGTTAGCGTCAAAAAACTGGATTTTGGGGGTGGGAGTCAAGCTGGCCATGGCGGGGTTCCCCAGTCTTAGTGAGAGTTGATGTTGTTGGACACGGTGACGATGATGGACGGAATGCCCGGATGCGGAGCGGCGGCGGGCACGGCCAGCAGTTCCACTGACAAATCACTTACAGAAAACATGATCTCGACGTAGTCGCCGGCTTTGAGGCTGAAAAAGTAGTTCAGGGCCGAAAAAATCTCGGCGTTGTTGCCCTGGATTCTGATTTGACTGGCAGAGTCAGTGACGTCCACACCATTCTTGCGAAACCAGATGTAAAGCTCTGCGGTGCCGCCACTCGTCTTGTCGAATTGAACGGACAGTTGCAGGTTGTAAATTCCGTCCGTGTCCACGTTGATGCGCGACTGCGGGGAACCGCTCAGGAACACGCCGGATGACAGGTCCGTGGTGTTCAGCGTTACCTCGGTGGCCGTGTTGATGGTCGTCGCGGTTTGCGTGGCGGTGCTGTAAAAAGACCCGTAGCGCGACCGCTTGAACTCACGTTGCGGAGTGTACGCGGGTGCCAGCGCCAGTGCCTGTACTTCGGCTTCTAGCTGTGCGATTTGGTCAACCGTGGCAACGGTAGGCAGTGTCTGGCTCTCCTGAGCCGCAGTAGCCAGCGCCATAGTGAGTGCAGCCAGCGCAGCCCCTATGTCGGGTGCCTTGGCGTAGTCAGTATCTTCAACACCCGCGCTAGACGTAGCAAGCTGACTAAACCACGCCAACCAAGCCGACGTCAACGCGCCTGAGGAGTTAGCTATGGGAATTTGTAATGGTGGGGGGCTAGTCATCTCCACCCTCAATGTCAACACTGCCAGAGGCGAGTACAAATTTCACAGGGTCCACTACGGTAATCTGCACAACAAGGTCCCGTGCGGAGCCAAGGCGGCGCAACATCACCCGCGTGGTGTAGGCTCCCAGCTTGCCAAGGGGCACCAAACGCTCGTTGCCAAATGTGCGCCCACCGTCTCTGGAGATGCGCAGCATCACGCGTGGATCCAATCCCGCAATGGTGGCCTGCTCAACCTCAATGTAGGAGCCTGCCTCTGTTACTAGGAAGTCACCCACCTCAGTTAGCAGGAGACCGTAGAAACCAAGCGGGTCCAGTCCACTAAGGCCAATACCGGTCTCAAAGTCAAGGAACAGCTCGGAGATTCCAAACTCGTTGCCCTGGTTCCGCACATGGCGGGTGACAACCTGCCGCTTGATTGGGGTGTCTGTGTCGGTGTATGTATTGATGTCTAGTAGATACAGGGCTCCGCTAGTGGTGTCGCTAACGTAGTTTCTACCATTGAAGGTAATGCCGTACTGTGCAAAGTGCCGCGCCTGCTCGGCTACGCCTGTCTGCGCCTCGTGCCATATGGCGGTCTTAGTATCGTAGGCGAATGACCTATTTTCTGTGGGGAAGGTTATTTGCCAGATGGGGTGTCCGTACACCGTGTAGGTGAACGCGACTGCATCGTCCACCCGCGAGAACGAGGAAAACAGAGTGTTGAGGTCTGAGTCGCTAATTTCCTCAGGTGCGTAGCCGTTGAGCCGGATAGCGGAAATGCCACCGTCGGGCGCGTAGCCCAGAAAAATGTAGGTGTTGCCCACCTCTACAGAAGAGAGATCAGCGGCTAGGCCCCAGCTCTGAGTGGCTCCGGTAATGCGCTGGTACGGTAGGGGGACAGAGCCAACGTCCTGCCAAAACTCAGTAGACTGCTGGCCCCAGAGCACCAGGGTGCCGTTCAAGTTGCCGACGCGCAGTAGCAGGTCACTATTGTTTTCCTTGGTGCCGAAGATTGGCAAGGACCCCAGATACGTCCACACAAGTCCGTCAAGTAAAGCACTGACGTAAAACTCACGCGTCCCGGGCTTGTTGACTATGAATCTTCCGTTGAGAAAGATTACAGACGTCGCACCCGTGGGGAAGAATGTAGTAGTAATGCTGGTGAGCGCACCACTGCTCACCGTGTAGACGTAGCCGGGACCACCTGTTACGAGGATGAGCTGTAGGCTATTGTCCGCAAACTCGACGCGCCCACTGCCGGAGATGCCGGTCGCAAGCTGCGTGTACGCCCCAGCGGTGTCCACACTATACAGCACGCTCCCGGCCACCACGTACAGCGTGGTACCAATGACGTGCCACCCCCGCACGGGGGTGGTGGGTAGTGTGGTCCATAGCACGCTGCCGGGGGTGCCCAGCAGCACCACGGCGGAGCGGTCTTGGTCTTTGCGGATGTCGTACAGGCAGTTGAGTCTGCGCTGCCGAGTGACGATGTCCGATATGGCGCGGATGCCCGTACCAAAGAGCGGAATCGTACGCATTACTCTTCCCCAGGCTGGAAGTACAGCGTGCTCTGCTCTGCGTCACCTTGCCGAGCAATAGTCAGTGCAGTGTTCTTAAGCGACTCCATCTTTGGGGTCCAGTTAGCCTTGAACATGGGGGCAATCTGCTCCGTAAGCCCCCAGCACAGCGCCAGATACCACTCCTGCGGGTAGTACGGGGCGTCGGCGTTCACTGTCATGTCCTGGATGGGCTCCTGGTACGTGATGACGATATGGCTGCGCGTGTCGATGGCACTGCCAACGTCTGTATAGACGCGGCTCGTGCCTAGACCACGCTCAAAGTAGATGCCGCTTGGGTCGCCAGCGTACAGTGGGTCCGCCTTGTTGGGCAGATAGTCGTAATCCTGCACGGTCATAATGCCCAGGGGACTGTCCGTGTTATTGACGTCCCGCAGCACGGCAGTCTCAATATCCTTGGGGTTCTGAGCAGCTACAGAGTAGGCAAACACCGTGTTCCCACTCGCTGCGCTGCTGGGCAACGCAGCCGTCAGGTTAACCGTGCTGCCCACCACACTGCTAACGCCAGAGTAATGCAGGGCTCCACTGTCCAAGTACACGGCAACCGTGTTCGCCGTAGTGATCCCCACCACACTGTCCACCACAACTGCCGTAGCAGCAGCTAGGGCAGCAGCAGTCGTGGCAGTAGTGGTTAGGTCATTAGTCCAGCCCTGCGCGGTGGGGCCAATGATGTAGACGCCCGTGGTGTTGCTGAGTAGCAGGTGCCCGCGCTTGCGCGTCCATACCTTGAGGCCGGGGGCGAAGTCAGTTTTCCCCATCCACTGCTTGCACATCATGTTCAGCATGAATGTGCAGTCCTGCATCTCATTGGCTGTGGGCTGCTCGGCAGGGTCCAGCTTGCCGATATTCAGCATGGCTTGACGTACGATGTCGTACTTCGTAACCCCGAATGAATACGTGCCGCTGGTTGCCATAGGTGTTACGCCACTTTCTGCCGTGCGGACTCACAGTCGCGCAGTGCATTGTACACCGCCGCCCAGGCTTGACCAATAGTGATGTCTTTCTGGCACTGCGCTGTGCCACTCTCAGGGTCACGGGTGCAGGCGGTCCAGTTGTAGTGCAGCAGATGGCACGCTGGGGCCGCGTTGTTGCCACGTCCCGCGCACTTGGTGTTTTCACTCCACAGGGGGATAGTGTTGACCCAGTCCCGAGTCAGGTTCTCGTGCGTGCTGTGTGACAGGAACACCACCTTAGCCATCGGCTCGCAGGCCATCGCATTCATTACCCCGGTCTCAGGACCAATGATTACGTCTGCCTCAAGGCAGAAGCTGAGCGTCTCACGGATAGACCACACGCCAGACTTACGCACAATGCGGGGTTCGTTCTCCCAGCCAGCCTCCAGCAGCACACAGTCCGGCCCCCCAGTGAGGACCACCCGCGCAGTGGGAAACTCAACAAGTATGCTTGCCAGCACGTTGTCTAGGCCAGCCCAGGTCTTATGCACGCTGCTCCCAGCCAAGGACCACACCACCACCGGCCCTTCGCCCATCTTGGCACGCTCACGCTTGGCCCACTTCACCTCCTCGGCAGTGCGGTAGAAATGAGAATTCAGCACATAGGGTACCTCAGCAATGGCGTGCTGAAACTCAACGTAGTTACGGTTCATCAAGCTGTGGCGCACCTGTGGGGGGTATAGCGCCACCGCCCGCCCCTGCATGCCCAGCAGCGTACCCTCAACCGACTCGCTTAGATTGACCCACTTGTCAAACTTCTTCTTTTGCCACGACCAAAAGTCCATCAAGTTACCGTTAGGTACCTGATCCTTGTCAAACAGCACTAGGTTGTCGATGTTGGGGTCGTGCAGTACAACATCGGCTCCAGGCAGACTGGAGAATAGCGTAACGTGGTAGCCCTGCTGCTTTAGCCCCGCCCACACGCTGCTGGCCTGCATTAGGTCACCAAACGCGCCGTAGCGCACCACACAAGCCGTCTTGGTGGGCTTGTCGTTCTTGTAGCTGAATCTGTGCGTGTATTTGCTGCTCACCACTTCACCTTGTTCGCCCAAAATGCTGGAGATTCTTTGCCCTTGGCGATGTTCTTGGCATGGCGTGCCTTGAAAGACTCACGGCGTTTGCGCTCAGCGTCGGACTCGCCCTCTTTCTTCGGAGACCCGCTAACGCCCTGCTGGCCGAAGCGGATCACCTTCTCCTTACCATCCCAGCACGCCTTTACGACGTGACTTTTGGTGGGGTGCCCCGGCGTGCGCTTGGGGGTGTTGCACGCCATCTCGGCTTTCTTAAGCGCCACGCTTCTGCCTCATCGTCTCGAGGGTTTGGGCAAGACGGGCACGCTGGCCCAGTTTTCCAGGTTTCTTGGCTGCGGCGGCAAGTTCCTCCTCTGGAATCTTGTCTCCGCGCTTAATGCCAAGCGATTTACGCAAGGCACCCGGGCGCTCAATGGCCTCGCCAATCCAGTATTGCTGCTGCTTAGGCACGTCGCTTCTCCTTTGCTGCGTTCATGTTGTCAACTAGATTGGGGTATGGCCTGCCCGCTGCCTTGGCCGCGCTCTTGGCCTTGGCCTTCTGCGCGGGGGTGAGCGACTTGGTTGGCCCTAGGTCTTTGCGACGGGGCACCTCCCACACGGGCTTGTCAGACCCTTTCATAGCTTCTTGAACACGAAAAGTAGACTGTACTCATCGTCTTCGTTACGCTTTTGAAAATCAATGAGGTCCCAAGACCCGGCAAGTCTCATGGCGTCAACTACGCGGTCGTAATTGACGTTCCACTTATGGTCTGGGTTTGCCCCTGGCTCGCCGACCCTGGGGTACTCATCCTCGTCAGGAAGGTACAGAATCAAGTACCCACCCTGTTTTACGATACGGAACCAGTCCTTGAGCGCGGCGGCGTAGTCCTCAATGTGCTCGAGCGTGTGGCTACTATATACGAAGTCCATGCTCTGGCTGGCAAAGACGTCGAGCTTGGTGGCATCCTCACACATGATGTCCGGCCGCACGCTAAAGCCGAACTGCGCGTGGTGCATGTTATCGACGCTGATGGCGTGGGGCAACACCTTAAAGTCGCCAGCACCCACGTCAAGGCCACGGCCCCGCAAGTAGGGGGCCACTTCCCACACAACCTTTTTAGATTCCGCCTTGTACGGCGCGTTAGCTGACCAGACCACTGTTAGAGTACTCCTACGTCCTCAGGCAATTTCCACATGGTGGCCTTATTGTACGTGAACTTTGTAATCTTTAACAGGTCCGCTGCTTTGGAAACATTGGACCATGTCTGGTTGTTTTCCTCGGCCACCTTGTAGATAACCGACTTAGATAGCGGTCCACCGCTCAACACATTGAGCAGAAAAAGACGGGCGCTGTCCACAGCATCCGTCTCGATAACCGTGTCCGCCTTAACAGGGCGCACCCTGGGAGGTTCAAGCGGCTCGCCGCGAATATTGAACAGGACTCCATCCTGTTCAAACCGAGCAACCCTGTGCCCGGAAACCACCCCAAAGGGTCGCGCTCTGTCAAGCTGCATGCTCACATCCTCTGGCTAAAGTTGTTGCGAGCAATTACCATTTCGGGCTGGCCGGGGTCAAATTCCACCAAGGTACCTTCCATACCACCCATGCGGAGCTTACGGTAACCCATGTCCATCTCAGTGACGGTACCGGGCTGCTCAAACATGCAGTTTGGCAGAGGGTCATGTGCGTACTGCGCTGTGTTGGTGGGTACGCTGCGGGCGCTGGCGGCGTCTGCCCAAGGCTCGCCCCCGTCAGCGCGACCACTGACGGTAAGTTGGTTCTTATCTTGAAGGAACAGCATTTGCAAATCTCCATGGAATAGAGGGGGCACGCTGGCCCCCTCTGTGTTGACGTGCTGTGCGGTATCAGTACCCGTCGCCCGGGTACGAGATGTCCACCAGCTTGACCATCTTCATGTCTCGAATGTCAGCCATCGGCTGGTTCGAGATGTCATAGCCCGGAGGCATGACATTGAACTTGGTCATATCGCCATCCTGAGTACCCTTCTTGTCGATGTACCCAGACGTCTGGAATCCAGACATTTCTTTTTCCATTGCCATGATGCTTCTCCTTAGACAGTTACGTCTGCGGTGGGAACGATCTGCAACTCAACGCCCACGCCGTACACAGCGGTGGCGTCAGTGCCCTTGGCGATACCGAGCACGTCCCCACGCGCAAGCGTGAAAGTGCTCACCACGTTGGTGCCCGTCACGTTGCCAGAGCCGATGGTGGTCAGCACTTGCGTGGTGGTGGCGGTGCCAGAGTACTTGTAAGCGTAGACGATGTCGTTGCTCGTACCCGCCGTGGTTGCCTTGACAGTGATGGACTTGACCAGCATGTCGGTGAACGCGGCGAACTTTGCAGTCGCAGCATTAGCGCCCGTCACGTTAAAGCCCAAGGGCAGCACCGCCTGATAGGCCGGTGCGTCATAAGCCATGCTCCTGAGTGCCATGATTCAGTACCTCCTGATTAGGCTTGAGAGTCCCACTTCACAATGCGGGCGTTGGATGCCAGCGTGTGAACGATACCGAAGCCGCCCAGGTAGTACCAAGCGACGCCCTTGCTGCGACCATAGTCACTGGGGATCTTGCCCCGCATCTCTTCCGGAACGGCGATAGCCTCGGCCACCGTGTCGTTTCCGAAGAAGAAGATCCAGTCGCTGTCACCGCCCGTCCAAGCGGAGCCAGTCAACCCGTCAGAGCTGATGCCCTTGGCGATGTTGGTCTGCTCCACGTAGCGGACGTTCTCGTAACGACCGATCTCGCCGTTCATGATCAACTTGAAGCCCGTCTCACTGTACTGGTGGATGGTCTCAAGGTTGTTCTTGAACGTGCGCAGCGTGGTGGGCCATGCCAGGGCGTAGTAGTCATCTCCGATGTAGGCGGGGATGTTGCGCTCCTTCATCGTGTCAACAATGGCCTTGGCGTGGCTGTTGTTGAATGCGATTTGGTTGGTCCCAGTTACCGTACCGTTGGTGTACAGGGTGATGGCGTCGGTGGCGGTGCCCGCAGTCGGAATCACACGCAGGGGCGTCTGATTGAACTGAGACCATGCCAGCCGGTCGAACGCCTTGACGGCGTCGTTCTTCAGCACCTTTTGAATCAGCTCCATCACGGGGAACTTGGACAAATTGTCCAGCTTGCCCGAGTACGGGACGCTGTTGCCAGCTTCGCTGATCGTCAGGGTGCCCTGCGTGATCGTGAAGTTGGTTTCGGGCATGGTGTTGGTCTCGACCAAATTGCCACCAGCGGTAGCAACGTCCGAGAAAACGTCCCAGGTGAAGATGTCACCCTTCTTCTTGCCCTGCTGGCTGGCGTCGCGCACGTCAGCAAACTGACGGAACTTCACCAGCGGTTGCACTGCCATACGCAGCACGTTGCTCAATTGACGGCTATACATGAAGCCGCCAAGAGAGTTTACTGCCCAGACTTGTCCGGCCATGATTTTCTCCTTAGCTTCTCATCCATTGGGGACCGCCGCGCCGCTGTGCCATGCTGGCAATGACGGAGGCGGGGGAGTCATCCACATCATCTTCCTCAACCTTTGCGGGTCTCGCCTTCGCGGATGCGGGGGCGGGCACCTTGGGGGCCGAGGCCTTACGGGCTACCTTTTCTTCAATCGTGGTCTCTTGCTTGGGGGCAGGGGCCAATGACTGCTTCCAGGAGCGAACTTCCTCACCGATCGAGGAGTAGCGGTCCCAGTACGGACGCTGGTCACCTTCTTTCAGAAGTTGTGCGTCCCTGTCAAGGGCAATCTTCTTCAGAATGGGGTCTGACCAAATGTCGCCGTACTCAGAACTGAACTTTTCGATGGCTTGGTTGAAAGCAAGGCGTTCGTCGATAGTGCGGGAGACGTCGTCCCTGCTAAGGGATGGACGAGCACTCGTCTGCTCGCGCAGCTTGCGCAGCGCGGCAGCAGCCTCTTCTTCTGTGCCCACTTGTATAGCGCGGACCAGCGCTCGATCTTCCTCGTCTTGACGACGACGAAGGTCAGTCTCGTCGACCTCGGGCTTGGCAATCTGCTCAAGCTTCCGTCGGGCCTCAGCCGCTTGACGCAGGTACTCGTCAGCAGCTTCAATCTTTTGCGCACGCTCAATGAGCTGGGCCTCGGTGAGCTCCAGCTCTTTGCCATTAACCTTGATGCGGTACTTGCGCTCTTCCGCCTGGGTGGCCTGCTCAGTATCAACCTCAGCGCCCTGCTGCGTAGGCTCCGCTTCACCATCAGCAGTCTGCTCGGTGGCTACGCCGTCAACGGTGTAGGGCTCGGTGGAGCCGTCATCATTGACGTTGGCAAACTCATCGGCACGACCAGCGTCAGTTTGATCAGCAATGGCGTTCAGGCGAGCAATACGCTCATCATTGCCAGTGCCCACTCCACTTTCGGAGCCAGCCTGCTGATCATTGTCTTCATTCATCTGACGATTCCCCTTCAAGAAGTTCAAGTGCCTTTAGACCATCCAATACCGCTTGAGAAAGCCACTGCTCAAACATTTCCGCGACGCGGGCCTCGTTCTGAGCCTTCATCACTGCGCGTGTGTCCGTTGCATCAACCGTCTTTAGCGATTCAATGGCCTCACTATAACACTCCTGCGCACGGTTGCGCAAGTATTGCCCTATGCCAGAGCCCCAAAAAAGTTCAACTTCTTTGCCGAAGCCAGCTCGCTCCAATAATTCTTGATTATCCACGCACTACCTCACAATAATAGACTGCCACCCAGCGCGGCAAACAAAAGCTCAGCCTCTTGCTTCTCGTACTCAGCATACGTGGCAAGAAAGTCCCCATCATCCTGCATTACAGCGCTCAACTCAGCGGCGGCTTGTTGCAGAGCTTGGTAGTTTTCATCAGCAATGCGGCGCTGCTGAATATCAACTTCCAGCTTGGCGATGTCCCGCTGTAGGCTCTTTAGCTGGTCGAGCCCACCAGTGTAGTTTGTCAGCTTACGGGCGATGCGCTGCGCCCGTGGCTCCGCTGATGTGGAAAGTGTAGCCGCTGCCTGCTGCACCTCGGGCGTGGTGTCCTCGCCACGGAGCAAGCTCTCAAGCCGCGCACGCTCCTGCGCACGCCAGTTTTCCCACTCCGGGCGCTTGCGTCTACGTGGCGCAGTGCCGCCAGATCCACCCGCAACCTGCGGCGCAGGCGGGGGCACTGGCTGAGTGACCGTGCCACCGTAGAAAATCTGCGCATTGTCGAAGCGGGTGTTTTGCGTGACAGTCTGCAACCCGCCCGGCTGAATGACTGCGCCACCATAGAACGTCTGGGCGTTATCAAACCTGGCGCCTTGATCGACGGTGTTGAGGCCTGTAACCACGCCACCGAAGAAGGTTTGCGCGTTATCAAACCTGACAGCCTGCGCGACGTCGCTGGTGGTCGTAACTGAACCATTGAAGAACGTCTGCGTGTTGTTGAACCGCGTTGATTGCGCGACGGTCTGCGCGACAAAATTCTGCGCCTGTTGAGCTACCCCGTCCTGCGCCTGAAGGCCGGCAAGGAACGGTAGGCCAGCCGCAAGCCGCGCCCCCGCAAGCTCGCCGTCGGCCCGGAAGCCTTGGACCGACCCGGCTGTGCCCGTGCTGCGCACAAGCTGCGCGGGGCCACCGCCACCCATAAGGGAGACGTCAACGTCTGACGGGCTCCCGTAGTTGCCCGAGCCGTATGTGAGCGAGCCATAGGCATTGTCCGGCGACGGACCACCGTAGGTGCCGTCTCCGTAGGTGGTGGTGCCGTAGGTCTTGACGGTCACACCGAGATGTTCCCGCTAGACATGACGATGACAAGGGCCGGCTCAGGATCGGGCTCAGGATCGGGAGCAGGGGGATTCGCCGGCAGCGGGTAGTCCACCCACATCTCTTCAGACTGGCTCCACTTCCACACATAGCCTTCAACCGGCGCAGGCTCGGGGTCACGGATCACCCAGCCCGGAGGGAACCACCACACCACCTCCTTGCCTTCAGGCGGCACAGGCTCATCGGGCACCTCAATCCAGCCGTCAGT